GTATACCTGTAACTCCAGGTTCCGGTTATACAGTACGTGTTGGAGACGGCGGATGTTGGAGTCAATCTCCAGGCGGTTGTAGTGTATTTTGCGGAGATAGCACATTTATGATTGCCTACGGCGGATGCTGTGGATGCGGCGCAGGTTGCGCATACATGGGTGGATCAAACACAGGCTATTGTGCAAGTTATGGAAACGTAGCATGGTCCAGCACAGCTGGCGGCGGCGGCGGCGCAGCTGGTTATTGCTGTAACAATACATATACATACTGTAACTGTGGATACGGCGGCGGTGGTGGCTCAGCTTGTCAATATCATAGCTCAACTTACGGTACAGCAGGCGGCGGCGGCGTTGGAATTATTACCCAAGGAACCAACGGCGCTGGCGGCTCAAACGGAATTTCAGGATGCGGAGGATCGGGTGGCCAAAACGGTGGACATGGAGAACCATATAGCAACGGTATTGGCAATGGTTACGGCCAAGGCGGTTGCTATGGCGGTGGTGGTGGTGGCGGCGGCACATCACACGGAGGCGGTTGGGGCGGCACAGGAGCGGTTAGAATTATTTGGGGTTCAGGCAGAAGCTACCCTAATGCTTCAAGTTAATCTAATCTAAAAGGACAAACATAGAATGACGTTATATATTAAAATTGATGAAGACGGAAACCCAGTAGATTTTCCAATAACAAAAGACAACATAGAACATTATTTTGAATTTATTGGGCCAATTACGCCTGAATCATTAAAAGAACATGGATTTGCAGAACTAATTAACGGCGAAAATCCTGGACCAGGGATCATGCCGCAATATGAAGTTCTAGATATAGTTCGAACAAATATTGTTAAAAATCCAGATGGCACCATTGAACAAAAATGGATTGTCCAAGAGTTATCAAATCACGAAAAAATGAGACGTTGGGTTATTCCATCAAGAAGCTTTAAATTAATGATGAGTGACTGGACTCAAGTAGCTGACAGTCCGTTATCTGATGAAGAAAAAGCATCATGGAGAGCATATCGTCAAGCTCTAAGAGATATGACAGATATTGACTTAACAACTTTCAAAGATCCAATTGAAATTGAATGGCCAGAAGCACCAGGCTTGTTATCAAGTTCTGATTCAAAATGGCTTCCTGAGCCACCAATATATATTGCACCTCCTAGCAATCCTGATTGGCCAGACGACGTAGATCCTAATTTAGTACCGTTAACTCCTCAGCGACCCGCTCCGGCAAGTGGTAAATCGCTTGAAGAATAAACAACTAACAAATTAAAAAATCCCGCAAGTTGCGGGATTCTTATGATTAAATTTTAAAATAATTGTAACCAAATACCGTATCTACTAAATCAAGTCCGCTTGTACCATAGACCCAATTAAAATTACCATAAAAGTTGTTTGTTTTTATTTTTTTCATCAACAACAATGCATTGTGGAAACTCATACTTTCATTTAATTTTTCTTTTGATACGTTTACAGTTTTATTCCAAAATTCAGTATTATAAATAGATCCGCCGTGATATTTGAAATAAAACATATCTTTTAATGCGTGAACGTGTGTAATGTATCTAGAATTTATTGCTATGTCGTCAGTTTCGCCTGTAATATATTCAAAGAACAATCTATTAATTGCATCATAATTCCATAAAGAATTACCAAACATTGGTTCAAAGAATAATGCTGTGTTTCCATTTTTAATTATTCTATTCTCTAAAACGTTTTTTGCATAGTAAGGAGTAAATTTGTATTCAATATTTTCTAATTCTTCTATTGAAATGTTTATTTCTTTAGCAAAGTTTTTCTTAGCATCTTCTATACTAACAAGATTATCGTTAAACAAATATCCATTACTAATTCTAGTAGACAAAGGAATCTGAAACATCCACCCATCGACAGTAGCACGATGTACAGTATATTGCCAATCTGTACCATCGCCCGGAATATTATGTATCAGCGCATGATTTAATACTGGACTTTGTAGAACAAAATAATTATCTAAATCATTAGAAAATCCTCTACTATCCATTACAAAATCATATTGATATTCTGCATCATCTACAGTTACAGTTGCATGTTCTACTCCATTTACTAACGAATTAACATGTCCTTCTATTATTTTGAATTTATTACCCCATGTATTTTTTAGTCTCGGCAATGCAAAATCTTTTAATTTAAATGTATTAAAATGCAAAGCAAATACGCCGTCGCCTAGTGTTAGTAGTGGACCATGAAAATCTTGATCCCGCCAATTTTCATACTTAGTAGTCCATTTGATTGTTGCATCAAGGTGATGCATGTCTTTTTCAAAATCAAAATTTAAACCTGCTTTGAGTGCTTTTGAAAATGTTCCGTTAGTACTTTCTCCGATACCAAAGGCTGGAATGTTAGGATTATATATCAGTGTAACTTCCCAGCCTGCCGGAAGGTATGCTAAAAAATGGCAAGCAGATTGTATACCAGAACTGCCGGCGCCTAATATTGCCAGTTTCATTAGCTGTTCCTGATAGTAATTAGTTTGTTGAATTCTGGTAAAAACAGATATTCGATATCAGAATGCTGTAACGTCCAAATAGCATCTTCTAGTGTTTCAACTAACGGTTCGCCACCTAAGTTGAAGCTAGTATTGAACAAGATGGGACATCCTGTTGTATTATGAAATTCTTTGATTAAGTTGTAGTAATGAAAGTTTTGTTCTTCTGTAACTGTTTGTATACGGCAAGTGCCATCTATGTGGATAATGCTTGGAATTTTTTCAGCAATACCAGGCTGGCAATTTACAGCGTACATCATAAAAGGACTGTCTTCCATGCCACGTAAATCAAACCACTCTTTAGCATATTCTGCTAAAATACTACCAGCAAATGGTCGGAAATATTCACGATGTTTTACACCATTAACAAAATCTTTTCCATCTTCAAACCGTGGATCAAATAATACACTTCTATTTCCTAATGCCCGTGGCCCGTTTTCGCTAGAGCCTTGGAATAATGTGACAATGTTTTTCTTAGTTAATAACTCTACAATATCACTATAAGTAGCATCTTGTATTTCAACATCATGTTGCATTGATATATCGATAACTTGTTCCGTTGTGTAACTATGAGCTGGGCCTAAATACAATGTATCATGTTTTGCTGGAGTACGATTTCCTGTTAATGAATGCCAATGCATTAGAGCTGCTCCAATAGCGGTACCAGCATCATTACTAATAGGTTCTACATAGAAATTAATACCGTTGTCTTTAAGAGCTTGTAGGTAATGATAATTAGCAACACAATTTAATCCATACCCGCCGCTTAACACAACATTTTTATGTCCGCTTATATCTACGGCTTGTTGAATTAATTTAACAACTTGAGATTGTGTTTGTGTCTGGCAAGCATATGCAAGATCTCTTCGATTTTCTAGCATTGTCAAATCATCATTATTATGTTGATCTAAAAATTCAAATAATCCAGTATTAATCAATGCACCGTTAGGGTATGTTGGTACTACAATATTTCTATTAGCAAGAGGTGCTATACTTGTATCATCAAAAAGTGGAGGTATTGCAGGATTATCTTTACCATAAGGAAATAACCCCATAGTTTTACCAGCTTCAATAGGACTCCAACCGCAATATTGAGTTACAGCTTCGTATGTTTTAGTAATGCCTGCTCGATCTGTAATTAAAGCGTGATGCGTCTTACCCGGCTCATCGTACAAACCGCTATCAAAATCTTGAATTAAGTAACCGGGTGCCGGCCCACGTACACCAATATGCTTATAAAGCGTACTAAATTTACTTGGATAATTACAAGTGTATATACTTTCAGTTTCCCATCCAGTTACATTTTCATTACCTAGATTCAATGGAATAAAAGTTCCAGCGCCATCAACAATTACTGCAACTGCTTCAGTAAATCCAGATCGATAAAATGCACACGCTGCATGCAATTTATGATGTATATGACTTAAATCAATAACTTGTGGATGATTATAAATGTCTGCTTTACGATCAATTAATCCTAGTTTACGTGCTAGGCCTGTATAAACGTCATCGCCTGTAAAATCAATTTTACCAGCAGTGTCTTTTAAACTTTGTGTATGTGCAATTACAATATAATCTAATTTATCTGTATAATCAAGTATTTTTAACATTGCAGCAAACGGGCCGCCGTCGTATTTTTTACGACTTAGTCTTTCTTCTTCGATAGAAAATACTATTTCTCCGTCTTTGAGCAAGCATACACTAGCATTATGCCCTCGAGTAACTCCTGCAATCCACGATGTTTTTTTCATAATAACCTTATTTTAATTCTAAATCTGCGCCTGGAACTTCAGAACCAATCGTTCCTCGTGCAAATGTATTAAATGCAATGCTAATTCTTTCATTCTGTGTTAAGTTTGGTTTTACATAATGAAAACAAGTACTAGGAAATATAATAATCTCACCGTCTTCAACCGGTACTGTCCATTCAATAGAATTAGCAGGTGTATATTCAGTAGATTTCATGTTTAAGAAAAATGGCGGAGTTAATCGATTAAATGATATACTTGGTTGACTATCGCTAGTTTTAAAATAATACACACCCGATAATATACTGTTAGTATGACTGTGCGCAGAATGTTGTTTTTGAAAACCAGTAACATTAATCCAAGAATTAGTCATGTACAGATCTACTTCAATTTTCATTAACTCTTTCATATAAGAATGTACGTGTAACATTAACTCGTTTTTTAAATTTGAAAATATAGGGTTATCAAGTATCCAACTATTGTTAGATATATCATTGCCTAATCCTTGTTCAAGAACCTCGGTAGAATAAATTTCAGTAACCTCGGATGATGTTAATTCTCTACCTAATGAGCTCTTATAAACTATAGTAGGAAATAATGGATAAAGAGTAGATTGTTTAATC